AATATACAGGTAATCAGTATAGGTTTACCCAACGAAAGTACGGGTAGTGACAGCCTATATACTGCATTCACTAAAACAAACGTTAACTTTGCTACATTGTTTGGCAATGCCAGTCCGTATAATACCTTCAATCCTGGAAACGGAATAGGTATAACATCGGATGCAAATACCGGTATTGTTAATATAAATAATACCGGCGTGACTAGTATCACAGCCGGATCTGGTATTGTGATAAATCAAAGTAACGGCAATGTTACAATAGCAAGCACCGGCGGTAATGGAAACGGTGGAGGAACATTAACTAGCGTAGGACTTATTCCTGCTAGCAATGCTAGATTAACTGTTACCGGATCACCGTTAGTCTCTGACGGAAATATGAGCATAGACTTAGCAATTAGCGGAGTCACAGCGGGCACGTATACTAACCCTAATGTGAGCATAGATGCTTACGGTAGAATTACAAGTGCTAGCAACGGAGCCACTTCAGGAACCGTTACGAGCGTAGGCATCACACCTGGATCAGGTATACAAATTAACGGTGGCCCAATAACATCTAGCGGTAATATAACAGTTACCAATACAGGCGTTACAAGAATTAATGCAGGTTCAGGTATTAGCGTAAGCAGTGGTAACGGTAATGTTACCATATCTACAACCACATTAGGCGGTACAGTTACAAGTGTAGGTGTAGCAAGCAGTCAATTATTAGTAACAGGAAGTCCTATAGTAGGTGCCGGCACTATTAATATTAATTTGCCTAGCAGTATTACTATAAGCAATACAATTACAACAAGTAATGTTATAGCCAATGGCACAGTATTGTTAAACGGCAGCGAAGACCTTGCATCTGGCGCTAGTGTTAATTTAGCCGTAACTGCTTCATATTTTTCAACATCATTATCAGAAACAGCAACTCTTGCTGCCGGTACTGAAGGACAGATTAAAACGTTTATGATGAAAGCATATACCGGATCAATGGTGATTACGGTAACTAACGCTGCCTGGGGCGGTGGAGGTACAATGAGTTTCACTGCCTCAGGTCAAGGATGCATATTACAATATATATCAGGTAAGTGGTTCTGCATAGGTAATAACGGTGTTGCATTTGCATAACAAGGGAAAATAAAATGACACAAAGTATTAAAATAACAGCACTTAATCCAATTGGTGCAAACATCGCATACACTACTCTAGTCCCAGTAGTTAACATGAGTGGTACTCCAGAGACGCAAAAGGCTAATTTACAAATTGTCGGCAACCTAATTCTTAATGGTGCCGGCGGATCATATTTTCCTGCAGCGGCTCAGTCCATTCTTTCTCAATCAGTTACTAATGCCGCTCAACCAAATATTACGAGTGTTGGTACATTGACAGGTTTATCAGTAACCGGTAACATTAGTGGTGCTAATGCTAATTTAGGAAACTTAGTTGTCGCTAATTTCTTTTCAGGCGATGGTGGATTCTTAAGTAATGTATATGGTAACTCAGCAGTTGCCAACTATCTACCTAATTATACTGGTAACATTGGTGCAAATAATATTACTTCTACAGGTTTATCAACTTTAACAGGTGTTAATATACTAAATGATTTAGATGTAGCAGGTAATTTAGGTGTTGAAACTATTCAAAGCGTAACTAATGTTCATATTGTTACTGATGCAGGAAACGTAAATGCTACATGGACGTTTGGTGCCGGTGGTGCATTGTATTGGCCAGGTCCATATCAATGGGCAATTGAACCTAATTTTACAAATGAATTTGAAATACATAGCGAAAGTAATGTTGTTATTTCCACTGATACTGCAAATGCAAACTCACATTTTACATTTGATACTGCTGGAATATTTAGAGCCCCGAGCAACGTAGTTCTTTCAGGTACAACATTGTTTGTTGGACCAAATGCAGAGGCAGCAGGTAATACATTAACTGCTCCTACAATTGTTATCTCAAGTACATCTAATACGTATACACAAGCCGTATTAATTAACCAAGACAATACCGGATCAAGTGATTGGATAGCACAAGGTGCTGACGGTACTGATACTGAAGGTTACTCAGATTTTGGTTTTAATGGCAACACTTTTGCTGATGCTAATTACAGTTTAACTGGTGCCGGCGATGGTTATTTCTTTGTAGAAACATATGCTAGTGGTACTGGGGGTAACTTAATTATTGCTACTGGTACCAACGGATCTACCAAAGATATTATATTTGGTACTGGCGGATTTACAGCAAACGCAGAGTTTGCTAGAATGTCAGATGCAAATAATGCATTTGAATTAGCAAGAGCAAATGCAGCCATTGTTGCTACAGTAGTTAAAACTACTGCGGTTACTGTCAGCGCATTGCCTTTGGCAGCGACAGTTGGTGCAGGTGCAAGAGCATTTGTTACTGACGCAGATTCAACAACATTTAACGCTCCTGCAGTAGGCGGAGCAGGAAACTCTATGCCAGTGTTCAGTAATGGAACTGGTTGGTTTATTGGATAATAATAAAAATAAAGGAAATAAAAAAATGTCTGCAACACGTTCAAACCCACAAGTAGTAACTGTATCCGACCCTACAGTAGCAAGACAACTTGCTAGAACAGTGGCACAGGAGCAAGCAACGGGAAGTACCAATCCTGTTGTTGTAACGAATACAGAAACGCTTTTTAATCAAGCAACTGCATCGGCAGCCAATGCTGCTCCAGGTCAAACCAGTACATTGACCGTAACCTCTTCTCCAGCAAATGATGTAGGAGATGTGGTAACTGTATATCGTACTACAGGTGGAATCACAGTGACCGCAGTCAACGAAACTGTTAATCAGTATACTAGTGTAGATTCCGGTGTAAGTCAAATTTTAGCAGGTACTGGAGTTATTATCACTTCTACTGGTGCAAGTGGTACAGGGGTTGTCACTGTATCATCAAACACTGCATTTGGTAATATTGTTAGCGTAAACTTAAACGGAAACGTTAATAGTGTATTACGTGGTGATGGTACATGGGGAGCAGATGCTAATAGTTCGTATGGTAATAGTAATGTAGTATCATTATTAGCAAGTTTTGGTAGTAACACAATAACCACAACAGGTAACGTTAGTGTTGGCAACATAAGTGCTACTAACTTAGGTAACATTGCGGCTACTAATTATGATGGAAATGCCGCCAACGTATTGCACGGCGATGGTACTTGGAGTGCTGACATTACTGATTACGGTAACTCAAATGTCGCTAATTATCTACCAACATATACAGGTAATATTTCTTCCGGTAATGCTGCCTTAGGTAATTTAATTACTGCAAATTATGCAAACATTGCATTTGATGTTAACGCTAATGTAGTAAATGCAAACTTCTTATACGGCGATGGTAGCAATATTACTAACTTACCAGTTGGAAACATTGCAACAATAAATCTAGATGGTAATGCAAGTAATGCATTATTAGGTGATGGAACATTTGGACCAGTAGAAGTTACTGGTAGCAGTATTGCTAATGGCTCATCAAATATAACTATACCTGCCGCTAATGGCAACGTAACTATTAACGCAGGTTCAGGTCAATGGTTATTTGATACTGCAGGTCGTATAGAATTTCCCGGCGGATCATCAGAATTAGTATCTGCTGCTAATTATTTTGGTCTATGGGCTAATGGTGTTGCCAATACTGACGGTATTGAATTTCAATCAAATGGCAATGCGTTCTTATCAACAAACGGAAGTTTTCAAATAGATACCAATTTGGCAAATGGTATTTACAGTTTTATATTCACTAACACAGGAAATTTAATATTTCCCGATACTAGCGTACAAGATACCGCATGGACAGGAACAGTAGATGTTGCTAACGTAAGTAATATTGGAAATATAGCAACGGTAAATTTAGATGGTAGCAATAGTAATGTTCTTTATGGTAACGGTGCATTTGCAGCCGCTCCTGCAGCAGCGGCAGCAGGAAACACCGGAGAGATACAGTTTAATAACAGTGGAGCATTCGCATCAACCGCTAACTTAACATTCGTTGATGGTGTCAGTGGAGGCACATTAGAGATTGGACCTCCTGGTGCTATGCAACTTGACGGCAACGGTACTATTGTTGCTAATAGTTTAGAAAGTGCAAGTGATGTTTACATATATGCAGCGAATGGTATCGTAGACTTAAGAGCAACAGGAAATATTGTATTAAAGTCTGACAATGCCAACTATGAATGGGTTTTTGGTGATGATGGTATATTGAATCTTGCAGGTGGCGGCAGCTTGATTCAAAGTATTGCTAACAGTAGTTTAGACCCAACACTTCCAAATGTCAGCACGATGGTATTGACACCGGATAGTAATTATGGTTCACAAATATTGGTACTAGATCCAACTGCTCCAGGGCACATTCACTTAAGAGCATATTGTTTCAGTAACATTGATGACCCAGCAGCCAACATCTTCTTAGGTGGTGAAGATACTAGTTTTGAGATTACATCAGGATCTAACAATCAGGCTTTAATTCACAGTAATAGTCATACTTGGACATTTGGCAACGATAGCGTATTAACTATACCAGGTAACTTAGTGGCAAGTGGAGCAAGTCCTGCACCAACATTAAGCGGATTTAGTAGTTTAACTGCTGTTGATTCTATTACAGTAGGTAACGCTAACATTTATAGTAACGGACACTTTGCTGCCAATACCGCTTCATTCTCTGGTAACGTAAGCGGTAATGTTGCATTATTCAATGACTTGAATTTAAATAATTTAGGTACCAACGCATTCTTATATACTAACAGCAACCGTGATGTATATGATACACAGTTTGGTTATGATAGTGCTAATGATACAATGTCCGGTGGTAACATATCATTAACTGGTACTATAAGTGCTACAAACATCGGTAACATTTCTGGTGTTAACTTAGACGGTAATGTAAGCAATGTGTTGACTGGTAACGGAACGTTTGTTGCATTACCTGTCATCAATGCTAATACTGTAGTTTGGAGTACTGCTCCTGTTGCAAATACCTCAAACGGTAGTGCAGGACAGGCTGCTTATGATTCAGGCGGTAACTTGTATGTTTGTGTCGCTACGGACACTTGGGCTAAGTTTACTGGCACAACAAGTTGGTAATATAACTGACCAAAGGAAAGGCCCCTTGCGGGGCCTACCTTTTTGGGCACTTGCGAGTTTTACTCAGCAGGGGTCACAGCGTTGAGAACATCCTCAACAGTAGCCTGTGGCTTCTTAGCACGGCTCTTGATAGCGTCAAGCGAGGGCTTAGCCTTAGATGCCTTAACCTTCACTTCACCCTTACGTGCTTCCTTCTCACGATCAGAAAGACTATCAGTGATAGTTGCCTGATCACTGGGGCTAGCATACTCGGGACGAATAAGCATGTACTTGAGTGCCTCAACCTTAGTCATTTCTGACGGCAACTCAATAAACTCACAACGAGTGGCTCCACCTTTAGTGAACTGCTTAACACGGCGAACCATGTCATCAGTAAAACGCACCTTAGCGTTGCCATTGTGAACAGTAATACCAACAACCTTAAAAGTCTGACTAGACATAACAATTACCTCATTTAATTAACAAAGTGCGACATTGCACAAGTATAATGATAACACATGTCGCGGATTGTGTCAACCATTATCTTACCCAATTTATACGGGGCAAGCCGATTCTGAAATTAGCAGACGACCGTACATCGCCTTGGCCATTTGGATTGCTTGGTAAGGGTTGTCGGCATTGAGAACAACACGACCGAATCCTGCACCCGGCTCATCCTTATATTTCACAAGTACCCAATAACTGTTCATCGATTGTACCAAAGAAAAGTTACACTAACAACGACTAGAGCAAACCAAAAAGCAGACTCTAGCCACCAAAAATAAGTATACAAGATTTCCTTAATTTTGTCAAGCATTATACTGTGACCTTTTCCCAAGAATCAGGAGTGCCCGTCAATTGGTAGGGCTTGTTCCACTTACCGATATGGAGATCGTAATAGTATGCGGTGTCGAAATAATCGGTCATCGCATCGCTACGGTCATAATAATCAGCAGACTTGAGTGCGGCGAAAGCCTCGGTCAAGAAATCCTTAGCAACACCATCGTAGTGATCCTGAAACCAGTAAGGGTTTACATCAGAATAGTTACTAGTGTTGGGGCGAAAACCACGTGACACCTGATAGTGACTAGAACCACAGACACGGTTGCTGTTACCGATAAAGTCGATAGGACCAGACTTGAGGGTCAGACAGATTGCCATATGATTGCGGACACTTAGCGTACCCTTGACCTTATACTTAGCCAATACAGGCTTGAGGGCTTGTGCGATCTTTGCTTTGCGTTCCTGATTCATGTAAGCCATTTCGTATCTCCGTTTTCTCAGTTTCAATACTATGTATTATACAGCCAAACCGATTATTTGTCAAGCCTTTTTTGCAACTTTTTTCCTGTTGCAAATCAACAACTTACAGTTCCTGTCCGTAAGTAAAGTCCGGTTCATCGCTTTCCATCATGGAATCTAGCGTGTCCGTAACCCAAATTAGGGGCACATTTAGCAGTTTTGCAACCTTCTCTGGTTCCACACCCTGCATCAGATACTCCTGAATTTGGATATTAATATCGCTCATCTTACTCATTCTGTCACTTCCAACATGCTAGCAGGGACTCGCCACTGGGTAGCAAAAAATCCATTAGCCTTAGTAGCCTCACGCACAATCACAAACTTGCGATTGACCTTGGTCACATTACCAATAACAACACCACCAGTTCGGCTATTGACAAACTTGACCTTCTCACCGATAGTCAAGCCTCGCTTAACTTCCTTAGTGATTTGGCCCCTACGGAACTTTATAGCACCAAGAATTGAATTCAACTGGTCATTAGTGAAGTCACCAAACATGATAGCAGTATTAACATCTTGAATCGTAGTCATTTGCAAGTCCTCTTTATCAGTTTCAATACTATGTATTATAGACCCAAATCGATTTATTGTCAAGCCTTTTTAGCAACTTTTTTCTTATTATAAATCAATGACTTAGACTGGTACATACCCATTCACTAGTGAATTTATGTATTAAATCGAAATTACTATAAGTGAATTGGTATTGACCAGGGTGTTCAATGTGGAATAAGGGATTTTCTTGCCAAGGCATATACATTGCATCTTTTATATAGAGAGTTTCCTGCTCAAATGATAATTTGTTAACTATCGATAGTTTTTCGGGTTTGTCTATGATTAGATCAAATGATATGTTTGGTATAATATGATTAACCTTAGGATAACGATTTGAGTGGAACAATAGATTTGGCATTTCATGCATTCCGTAACTAAAAATATCTTTATATATTTTAGATGGGGAATTTTTTATCGCATTAATATTTACCCATTCCATACTTATTGAGGCGTAAAATTCTCTAATCTCAATATCAATTTCAATCATAGCCTTAGCCAAATCTTTATCTAACAGATTATCACAAATAATAGTATTTTTTGGGTTTGATTCTAGATCAAAATTATCTTTATTCCAAAACCAAATATCTGCGTGTAAACGATCAGGAATGCTAATGGCTTCTTTAGATAAGAATGGTTTTATATAATGCCACGTATGGAACATTCCTTGATCAAATAAACCAGGACCTATTGTCTCTGTCACTAATATGTCGATTTCATGGTTTATAGTATTATCTATATTATTATGCCAACCAAATATGTGATTACTCCAAAAGTTCCCATTTATTACTTTAAATCTAGACTTATCGAATTGTTTAGATAGTAACTTTTCTGTTATGGCGCAACTTTTTGAATCCACATCAATACAGTAAACAAATTTGGCTCCGGCTGACAATGCATAAAATGCTAGTATACCAGTACCAGTACCCATATCCAATACTACTTTATTATAGGCGTGTTTAATGAGTGCTTTTTGAAAAAATCTATTACGCCAACTATCGTTAAATAATTCTGCATAGTTTATGGTATGATTATTTTTAAAAATTCTATGGGTTTGCACGATTGACAATACTAAACTTAAGATCCGGTACTTAGAATTAGGGTGTCCCCAAACTTCTTGAAATTCTCAATAAAAACATGATGGTCATCGCCACTGTCACGGATGCAAGCATTAGCCGCAACATAGAGAGCGGCCCAAGTGCCACCGTTGATTTCGGTTGAAACCTGACGGCTACCCCAATGATCCTTGTAGACCACACGGGTCACACCCTCAAACGTATGACGGTCGCTAAGATTGTCAACCTCATAGATTGACCAAATTGCAGAGAGGCCGAGATCCTTCTTGACCTGATCAAAATGATCGGACTTAGTACTGAATGCCTTGCTCTCCTGAGCATACGCACCGCTAAGTGCCTCACGGATTTTTTCAGCGGCCGTCTTAGAATCCATGCCCTTATATTCCATAGCCCAGAGGGTGTTGTGAATGGTCTTGAATTCTTCAGCGGTCAGAGTAACATTGCAATTCATTTCTGTTTCCTGTTTATCAGTTTCAATACTATGTATTATAAACCCAAATCGATTTATTGTCAAGCCTTTTTAGGCAAGAAAATTGTTGTTTAAAAACAACAACTTACGCATCCTCCCAGTCACCGTTACGGTGCTTGGGACGGCGCTTATATTGATTTTTAGGGTTTACAACCTTAGGTTGGAAGGGTAGATCCCGATCAAACAGCGGCTTGTGGGCACGGGTTTTCGGGCGCTGAATCTTGAACGAAAGAGTTTCTTTTTTCATGATATGAGTAGTATATACCCAAACCGATTATTTGTCAAGCCTTTTTCTTGAATTCCTTATCCACGTAATATTGGATAAGTTTACGCTGGATCATGGTTATAAGATCGCCGTGATCATCGTCAATAATGAACCTTACTGGGCATCGGCCCCAAGAACGGTTTTCGTTAAAACTAGCGAACCAACGTCTATGATCCTTATTGTTAGGATCAAACGCTACATACGGTCTACAGTAATATTGAAGTTTAGACATTGTGTAACTCTATTTATTCGATTGAAAATCGTACACTGGTTACAGATTTAATTGTGAAACTACGCCAACCCTTTGCATCCAAATCATAGACGGCTAATACGTCCTCAGATTTTTTACGTTTGGGTTCAGCACCTTCCTTTACTTCTACTTTGGGTAGATGTTCGGGATTCAATGTGCAATTCATGACACGCTCAGTACCATCCTTTTTGTTAAAGGTAACTGTAACTTTATCATTTACTTGCAACATACCTTTAAGCCAATGTATAAACTTAGACCAATCTTTTTCAGTCCAATGTTCAGTTGGCTTATAATTCTCTGCTAATACATCAAGTCTTTCCATTTTAATTCCATTCTAATAGATTGTGAGTGTTAATATAATTTAATACTTTATTGAATAATACAACTTGTGATTCATCAGATGTATGCCATAACCTATTATTTGGTTGTCTGTCATAACTTTGAGGATGTAGTTCACGATCTAAACTAATTCTTACATCTGGTTTCTCAAAGTATCTATCACGCTTTATCCATTCCCAACTAGGAAGAAATAGATAAGGAATTTTAGCATCTTTTAGTGCTTGAACCCCACTAGCCAATATCCAAGTATCTTGGTGTCGTTTATATTCAAAATCAAATATGTCCTTGATATAATGTTTAACACTTTCTACTTGGAACTCATTGAGATTATTAAAAAAGTTTCGTTCTATGGTTAAAAGATTTTCACTGATTGTAGTTGGCTTTTTGGTAATATTTTTTTTACTTTGATTTGGGTAACGTTCATAAGAAATATTATGTATACCCAACGATCTATGAAAGGTGCTAATTGGAAGTTCGATTCTATTTTCAGTGGTGTTACCAAATATAACAAAGTCAACCTTTCTATTAACCATTTCTTCTATTTGAAGCCTAATAACAGAATTGCTACATCCTGCTCTAGCCAAAGTAAAATAATCATAACCGATAGCCTTTGCTAATAGTTCAGTAAAATGTTTACCTTCACTATCAATAAGGTCATCGGATGGCGGTGTTATGCCGTTGCCTTCGTTTAGAGTGGCACCCCAATAACTATCACCGCAAACACCTAAGGTAGGCATATTACGATCCCTGTTCTACCTTATGTTTTTCAATGGCATAACGCAATGCCTCTTCAACAAACTCATTAATGGTCATATCACGGCGATGCGCTTCCAATGCTAATTCTAGCATTTCTTTATCTGTAAAATCTAAGGGCACTTGGATCCTATCGTCAAACGGCTCACCTCTAAAAATAGCGTTCGCTTTTTCATGGAAATCACTTTCTACTTCTAGGTCACACCATTTTGTATCATCCCATGCTTGATTGGGATCAATACCTCTAACGATACACTCCTGCAAGTATTCATCTTTAGTATTGGGGTTAAGCCAACGATAAGGACGCATATTTTCTTCCTTACGGTCAACATTAACCTCATAGATTTCCTGTGTCACTGTATCGAACAGACAAGAACCGTGTGCATGATCAGATTCAAAATCCATATATCTGACATTAGGTCCATAGCAGTCCCAATGATAATCACTGCCTCCGGTAATTTTAAATTCAAACGTTTCGCAAAGGTCTTTAAGTTGCATGATTTATTCCTATAACAATACGTATAGTCTACTATACTTGGGGTATTGTGTCAACCTTTATGTTACCTTTTTCTCTGCAATTAACTTTTCAAAAGTGGCAAACAACTTTTCGAATTTTCGATTATACAATGCCTCAATACCAATTAGCATATTAGCAGCCACGTCCTCACGATTACCCTCTAGTGGGGCATCCAATATATATTCTGTAACATGATGCACATCATTGGTTACATTCCAGCATTCCAAAATTTGTTGTTCCAAATCAAACCGATCCATATCAGTCTCCTTTAATTCCAAAATGTTCTTCTAATGTCTCTCTCGCATCTACAACAGTATATTCATTACCACGCACATTAATGTCTGAAGTAAAATCTTCCAACACATCCATGCATTCTAGAATGATCAACTCAGCAAACTTTGCGGCACTAACTTCCCCTTCCCAGTATACGGTAGGAGGATTACCGTCACGCATAGGATCACCGTCATAGTAGCGAATACTATGTGCCTGTTTGTATAATTCTTTAATTCGTTCGTTCATTCTTCAACTCCAAAATGTAGTCTAATCGCTAACCCACAAGTCCTACTACCGCGATGAATGTAATTCTCATCAGCAACATTGGCACATTCCTTTACAATCAACTCGGCGAACTTTTCAATTTCTTTTGCTCGTGGAGCATATCTAATATCTTCACTCCACCCGGCTTTGATGGCAAGCTCCTTGATTCGTTCGTTCATTTTACCGATCTCCAATTACATCCAGTGCTTTTACTAACCTGTCACCGTAATCAAAATCTTCTGCCCATTCCTTTTGGATGGAATGAATGATTGATCCACTATCAACTTCTTTCTTAATGTACTTCACAACATCGGTCCATTTGACAAAGACTTTTTGTTGACGATTTGGTGCATTACCAAACCATACTGAGTATACAAACTTTTTCATTCTTCAACTCCGAAATGTTTTCTAATCAAATCACCTTGTGTCTTGCCACCTTCGGCGAGAATCCAATCAACTTTATCGGCACATTCCCGAACAATCAACTCGGCGAACTTTTCTAATTCATACGATAGTGAATTACCGTTGCGGTCTTGATGACCATTTTCAAATCCAGCCTGTTCAGCAAGTTTCCAAATTCGTTCGTTCATTCTTGTACCTCCTCACCCAAATCAGAATAGAGATAGCAATTGGAACCTAGAGGACCTGCTAAGTATGCCTGTGCTGCTTCTAGTGAGGCAAACACTCCTGCCACTGAAGGTCCACATCCACGATCTTCTTCTAGTACAACATAAACTCGCATCACTTGACTCCAAAAGTATTTAGCCGGGGCTGATATGTATTAATTAATTCAGTTTCCTTTGCATGAGCAGCCTTCTTACCACGCACAACCTCTACAACACCATATACAAAAGCCTCGGCGCCAAACTTGCGCAGGGCACGTGATAGGCCCCAAGTCTTGTTTTCTGTCAAAGCACGTTGCCAATGCTTTTGCATGCGACGGTGTAAAGTACGCTTGACGTTACCGTTGTAGTTAAGTGCAGTAAGACCAATGTAATAATCGCCAGTTGCTACATGTTCAATGTAGTAGATGACCTGATTACGATCAGACCTGCGTTTACGTGTTTTCAGCATATGTGTATTATATGCCCAAATTGATTATTTGTCAAGCCTTGTAAGTGCTTAATTTTTAAGCAATTTTTCCAGCAAATCTTGTTGTTTTTTAGCAACATCTAGTTCCCATGGAAGTTTACTGTAGTCTTTATACAACATTCTTGCAGGATCGACCCTGTATACAGCCCCTTCCCACACATACTTGCCCTCTCGACTCTTGGCCAACTTCCCTGTGTGTATCTGCTCTAAGTGAATTAGTTCATGCAATAGGGGTATAAAAATGTCGTTTAAATCTAAATCGAAATTGATTGTGATCCTTTTGCGTGATACATCAGTTTGTCCGTACATGCTAGGGCCCATACGTTGAAATTCAATTTCAACAATGTCAGGTAACGTTATATGAGTCCTAGCCTGCTCGACAATCTTACAGGCTAGGCTTTCTTTGTTACTATCATACAGTCCTTTAGCATAAAATATTTTGACTTGCATCAGAATATTTATTTACATGATAGGACCGTTACCACTACGCATACCAACTGTACCACCTTCATCTTTGATTCGTTTGATAACATCCTCAAATAAGATAGGTCTAAAATCGGTCTGTTCAACACAAACGCAATGGTACCTAACATCAACATTACCATGATTGTCTAAAACACGATTAGCATGTAAGTGACCGTGAATGTTGACACCAAATCGACCCAGTGATTCATGATGCATTGGGATATGACTTAAGATCATACCGTTCATGACATGATATCCTCGGATATCTCTAAAGTGTTCCGTGTAATCACTCAACTTAAAGATATCATGGTTACCCTTGATCAATACCTTATCACCGTTCAATCGGTGTAATGTCTTTAAAGCACGGCGGTTGATAACCACATCACCTAAATGGTACACTTTGTCGTTGGGCTTCACAACTTCGTTCCAACGCTTGACCATTTCTTCATCCATTTCTTCCGGAGTATCCCATGGGCGTAACTTAGTTACACCATCACTACGTGTAAAATGGCAAACACCTAAATGCCCAAAATGTGTGTCGCTAGTTAAAAATACGCTAGGCATGATACTCTCCTTAATATAGTATAATAACAAATTATAGGTTATTTGTCAACCGATTAAATATTCATATGGAACATTCTATAATCATAGTGGACAACTTTTACGATGATCCTTTTTCAATGAGAGACCGAGCATTGTCCGCAGAATATCATTTACCTAAACATTCAGAAAGTTATCCCAATGGCACCGGCTTATGGCCGGGATGCGTGAGTAGGGATAGAGTTTTCCCTTTTAATTTAGATAAAACAATTACTGATATATTAGGTAAACCTGTTCGCAGCGATAGGGTTAGGGGAGGTTACTTTAGAATATCAAATAGTAATGATATAGTGGATCAATTTTGTCATACTGATAGTGACCCTTTGATATCAGGAAAAAGACAATATCAAGCAGTAATCTACTTGAATCCCCCTGAACAGTCGATCAGTAAAACAGGAACTAACTTTTATAAACATAAGAAAACTAACACGAATAGAATTTTATCCATTAGTGATAATGGGTTCATACAACATGATTTTTATAACCCAACTGTGTGGAGTTTAGATTGTTCAGTATCGTTAGTTTGGAATAGAATGGTTTTGTTTGATAGTTCTATATTTCATTCATACGGAGAATTGTTTGGAACAGAATTAAGCAATTCTCGTTGCACACACATTTTTTCTTTTCATGAAATTTAAATGACAGCATTAACAGATTTTATTATTAATTGGGGTGAAGTCATTGAGTTAGATTTCCCAAAATGGGATTTAAGTAAGATGATGAACGTCCTTAATAAGCATTCAGGTTGGAAAGAATATCAACCACACAAGCCGGGTTACAATAGATATGGATTGAGCGTCACTAGTCTAGACGGTGGCTTCAGTGGCAAACCTGATTTGTGTAGTTTACGTGAATATCAAACTATGTACGGTGAATCATATAATGAAATGAGTTTCACTAAACGTACTAACATTGTGCAATTTTTACCTGAACTAAATGAGTTCTTAGATTTTTGGGAACCTAATTTAGGTCGCACACACTTCTTACGATTAGATAGAGGAGGATTCTTTCCTCCGCATCGTGATAACGGCGCACTAGTAGCAGTACCTACATTTCGTATTCTTGTGCCTATACATAACTTTGGCATCAACGACATGAAATGGATACAAGAAGAACGTGTACTGAATTTGACTTTAGGTCAAACATACTTTATCAACACTAGTAGATTACATAGCCTCTTTAGTTATGTAGACAACTGCGTTATGCTGGTATTAAACATAGGCGTTGATGAAAAAATACTTAGCAAGATGGTTAAGAAAATTGTTGCCCTTTAAATGTTTTCATGACGATTGGTTGGACATTTTAGGAATGTCTAACGCCAACGGAAGAGACCATATTGTAAATTTAGATTCAACGTTTTTTGAGCAATTGCGGTTCGATGACCAAAGTCTAAAGCAATATAGAACAGAAGCCGCACGTATCTGTGCTAGTACATTAGGAAACAATCCTGCACTGTGTCTCAGTGGCGGTGTAGATAGTCAGGCTATGGTGTTAGCATGGCAAGAAGCTGGGTTGTCATTTGACACGTACATACTTAGATTTAATAATGAATTGAATAAACAAGATTATGATCACGCTATTGACTTCTGCCGTATCAATAATGTTTCATACCATGTTATTAACTTTGATGTTGTCACCTTTTTATCCAGAGACAATTATAACTTAGGTATAAAATACAAATCAGGTAGTCCACACTTTAATGTACACTACAAGTTAGTAGAACTACTACGTGATAGAGGGCACACTGGAGTTTGTTTTGGTGGACTAACGCCCACTAAAAATTTAAATGATTGGGGTAAAAATTTTGACAAGAATGCATTTCATTTTGTAAGCATACAAGATGTATTTGAGATTCCTGTACAGGGTAGTTTCTTAAGTTTTTATCCCCAACTAAGTTGGGCTGTTACTCTACTAACTAAATCATTTGATGAAGTACACGAAGTTGAAAATGGACGAACTGCAAAAGAGTTTTTAAAACTTATTGATATTAGATATCCACTAAAGGTTGCAGGGTACATAAAAGCAGGATTTAATGTGATACCACAAGCCACAAAGTATACTGGTTTTGAACTAGTTAAAAAATATTATGAAGAGATTACTGGAGATGGTTGGACTTTTGAAAAGAGATTTCGTTATCCGTTAGCAAAAATGTTCAATACAGATTATCATACTTACAAGTTTAATCTCACTGAATCTCAACGAACTATACTTGAATCAATCTACCTCAACAACTTTACTTCTAGCGGCTAATCCTCTGCCGGGATTAGACACTAACTTAGCACCCAAAAAATTAACATTATCAATAGGTGTATTGGCGGCTACCCAAAGCATGTTTAATAGATGTATTCTATATGGAGAAACGGATTGATTTTTAAATCTAGTATCTTTATAAGGGTTTACATGTGTAACTAATATCTTAAATCCTGTCACATCTGTTTCCCATTTACGTACTAGGTTTTCAACTCTAGTATGATGCTCATTTATCCATTCTTTAGTTGCCCATATAGGCATAGCGCCATGACTTACATGACTAGTACCTTTAGGTTTTTCAAGGTACTCATCAACGTTGTATGTTATCCCTGCAACATAGTGTTTATACCAATGGATATCTTCCCAGTTACCTGTATAACTTTCTATATAGGGGAAACCGTATGTACAAAATATATCAACAACTTGGCCAGTTCTAAGTTTTACAAATGTGCGTTCGTCCGGAGCCCAATGCAAGTTTTTAGGCCACTTAGAATTGGTTTTTTTTCTAAATCTAATGTTCTCTTCTGTTTCCCCTGTAAACTTACCAGTCACTCTCCAATATCTTTCAAGTTCTCCTAAGTTCCAAACAAATTGTACGTCTGGGTACTTGAGACACAATGACTCTGTATATAATGCACTACGCTTTAAATTTCCTATATTTCCGTTGATTATTACTAAATCTACATCAGGAATAGTCTCATCTACAGGGTCTGCAAACTCATTGAAGCCCAAATCTAGGTCGCTTATAACATGAACTTTTATCATCAATATATTTAACGATGCGTATGATCCTTGTTTTTTTTCGATTTTAGGTAAAAAGATAAATACATAATAAATTACTGGAGTTTAAAATATGACCATAAGAGTGAATTTCAGCGGCACCGAACAACGTGATGCCTTTGCTGACAGATTCAAACTTGAAGTGCCTGCAGGGGTAGATCATTTAGATGTGCCATGGCACCTGTTGAATCACGTTAAAAACCATGACAGTGTTTCTAATGCGACCGCATTGGATACGTCAACAGAGCATGAGTTTATTGTAAAGGGTGATCGTGATACCATAGCCCAACATGCTACTATTAAACAAGATTTAGGAATGGGCTTCTTCTTAGTATCTACAACAGACGGTGTAAATCTTAGCGGTCATGTAGAATCTATTGACATTAACAGTCAACCTATGACCTATCTAGCAGTCAGTAACATTACTGCTATGAACGGCACACCCTCTTCAGTTGACCCTCTTTCTGCTGATGGTCAATGGGCAAGAATTCGTGTAGCAAGTAGATATCGTCCTCTATTATCCAGTTTCAGTATCCATGAACTCAACCATTTAAGCACTCCAGAATTTTATGTTATGGATACAGGTATCAATTTTAATCACCAAGAATTTGATTATGATGGTCTAATTAAAGTAAATTTTTATAGTCTGCCTGTGTTTAACGGAGACTTCTCCGATGATGTAGGTCACGGAACTGCTGTCACAAGTATGGCAGTTGGTAAAAATTTAGGTGTTGCTAGAAATGCAAAAGTAATGAACGTGAAGATCGGTAGTTCAACACATGCTGCCAATTTGATGGAAGTAGGTATGGCTATTGATGCTATTCTTACTGAAGTTTCTTCTAATCCAACAGTCTCAAGAGTTGTTAATATGTCTTGGGGTATTGCAAGATCAAGTTGGTTAGATGCTAAGGTTCAAAGTTTGATTGATGCGGGTGTAACTGTAGTTTGCGCTGCCGGTAATTCAGGCATCAGTGTTGAAGATATAAGCCCAGCAGGATTAGATAGCGTTATCACTGTAGGTGCTACTGACCGTTATGATATCCCTGCAGGCTTCAATAACATCAGCCCAAGCGACTCAGGTCTTGTAACATCATCTGGTTTAAGTTTAGATATATTTGCACCCGGTGATGAAGTAATTGTTGCTAATGGCACCACTAACAATCAATACTCTGTTGATTCAGGTACATCTTTTGCATGTCCATTAGTTGCAGGCGTAGCATTAGAGATATGTGCTTTAAATAGTACTCCATGCTACTATGATTTTGTAAAGAATACAATTATTAACACTGCAACAGAACACGCACTACTGTTTGAGGATGACAGATTCAGCGAGAATCAGAATAGATTAGTATACCTGTACACCGCTGATCCAATGTCAATGTATAAAAATGCTGACATGGTTTCATATTTAGGAATTCATTCATCTGATCCTACAAGTACGATTGTTGCAGACTTAAATAGTTCTATTGACATAGAACATTTTAAAACATTGTATCCAGATGATACAGTATCATATTCTGTCGAATGGGTCGATCCTGCACAAGATCCAATATACGGCCCTTTTGTAGAAATAGATTCTGCTACAGGTATAATTACAATTAAAAAACCTACAGTTGCTTTGCCTGAAGAAACTAAATTAGTTATGGTTAAGTTTGTTGGTGTTGCAACAACATCAAGAATTAAGGTTAAAACCAATACTATATTTTTCTTCTACAACAATCCAATGTATCAAGATACATTAGAGTCAGATGTTACACTTGCATTAACCGATGTTAACAGTATCAGTTTCTTTGGAACTTGGAATACCCCTATTAAATAATGAAGATAACTGAGTATATAGAAGATAAAGCCTCAGTACATTGGTTTGAAAAAAAGGTTCATGCATACATCTACCAAGATGTTTTTGATGAACCTTTTTTTAATAAACTAAAAAACTCTATTAAGGTTTTATTTAAAAACAACTCCATAACATACAAAACTCATAGAACTACATTTGTTTTTGATGGAGAGAATCAAAAGATTGTATCACATGGCTCTAATAAAAGAGAACAACAAGTAGTATATGATTTAACGTTTGAAGATGAATGGTTCTATCAAACAAAAGACACAGTTAAAGAATGGTCTAACAAATGGTTGATGAATAACATCAATCCTGTTTTCTACAAATACTTGCAGTTCTTTGAAGGGCAACCTCCGTTTAATTATGAGCCCAACTGTTGGATACCGATTCGTTGGCATGCTAACGTACTGTCATATGACAAATTTCTAAGTTCTCATTTTGATATGAACGACCAATATTTTAACACTAAAAGTGCCTGTTATGCTAAAGCATTTAGTGTAACATTTTATTTGGATGATCAAAAAGAAAATACAGGTGGAGAGTTTTGGTCTGAAAGTGGATTCGTTTATAGACCGAAGATAAACACAGGTCTATGTGTGAACGGCAATGAAGTGCATCACGGTGTCAATTGCAACATGGATTTAGATGACACTAAGAAGGATCCAAGAATGGCATTTACCACACGATGGGCACATATAGATGATTTGTTGCTGCCTGGACACCCGAACAAATTACTTTATAAATTAGAAAATTCTTATGACAAGGATATGTAAGATTACATTTGAAGATATTCTACCAATTTGGAATACTCTTCTATGGCCAAATAGAGAAAGTAAAATAGAACCTAATAGTGCAATGTGTCTATTAGGTGGTTATGATATGTATAACATGAACACTGAACCAACATTCTTTGCGTATAAATTACACGGAGATATAGTTGGTGTTAACAGTGGTCATATGTGCAAGGATAAACACTATCGTTCACGCGGCTTGTACGTTAAAGAAAATTTTAGGGGATTATATATAGGCAGAGATTTGCTACTTGCGACTATCGACCAAGGTCGTAGTGAAGGTGCTAGCCTATGTTGGAGTTACCCACGACAAACAAGTTGGAGTACTTATCGTAGTGCGGGATTTACCTTAGTCTCAGAATGGGAATCAAGTGAGACAAGTGACAGTAATGCTTACTGTTGTTTTGATTATTAATACCAAACGCCTTCGTTGCGCCAGCGTTTACTGAATGTGAGATAACAACTACAAATACCGTAGTTGCGCAACTTTACTGTACTGAATAAACCTCTGTCAGGTATCTCAGGTAATACAACAATGCTATTGTTGTTTGTAGGAACATTACCAAACACCCAATCATGCCCACTACTTGTAGTTACATAGTTGGGTGTTGGGTTGGGTACTGTGAAGTAATTAGGATATAACTTAATGGGTTGTGCTTGCAACCATGTATACATATCATTGTTTCTAGCATTAAGCCAAAAACGATTGCCTTGTAAATATCTAGGAGTAACTTCAACCAACGGCTGCTCACTGCCTAAATATATCTTATCGTCTACACGCCAAACATCGACCATACAGGAAAATCCTGCATTAAAGGATCTTCCTATTTGGTCTGGTGTATTTTCATCTTCGAAATTTTGTCCGTCAAAAATACCACGATACGATATGAATAGCATCTAGTATTTATGATTTGGAGCGGGTAGTCGGATTCGAACCGACGACATTTTGCTTGGCAAGCAAACATTCTACCCCTGAATTATACCCGCTTTGTTCTTGCTTAGGCTCTTCTTTATTTTTCTTACCAAAGATAGCGTCCCAATTACTATCAAAGGTCTTTTGGTCTACGCTATATGGTCTAGGTTTACTACCTTTACCACTCATCTACCTTGTCCTCGATATTTTTTAAAATTTTTCTTTTCAGTTTTATTAAGGCTACTTGTTTTTACTTTGCCGCCTTGCTTTGTTCTTTTTACAACTGAATTAATTTTACTACCTGAACTCTTTGCCATGTTGTCGTAGACTCCTTAAGTTAATGGTGGAGGTGACAGGGATCGAACCTGCGACCTACGGCTTGCAAAGCCGCCGCTCTCCCAACTGAGCTACACCCCCATTGAGTATATGTATTTACTGTTTGACAACATGCATTAAATTTTTTGGAGCGGGTAGGGAGAGTCGAACTCCGCGATCTTCAGCTTGGAAGGCTGCTGGACGCCCCTTGTCCTGTCTACCCGCATATTGGTTGCAGAGGACGGACTCGAACCGCCGACCTTCAGGTTATGAGCCTGACGAGATGCCACCTTCTCTACTCTGCGCCATATATTTATAGCAAACCTTCGCTACGCAAAACGTTTGCAGTAACCTCACTAAGATTTACCTTAGTGCTTACATTCGCTTCCAAGATTTGATCCTGAAGTGCTTGCTTCTCACGCTTAAGCGCAGAAACACTATCCTTAAACTCCTTCACTTCAGCATCGGTTGTAACACCTGAAGTGAATTCATTGAAACGATCATACAGTGACATACGGCTGTCTTCCTTTACTGTACGCAACTTTTGAACCTTACCCTGTACTACTTCAGGGCTAACACGAACCTGACGTTCGGCCATTTTCTGATTGAAACCAATCAACTTGTCAAGCAACGCAACCTGAGTCAACATGGTTGTGATGCGTGAGAAGTGGTTAGCGTTAGCCACTTCTGTACGAATATCGTACAGTGCTTTAGTCAATGCGACCTGGCGGTCGAATGACACACGTGCTTCACGCGCCTTGTTGCTGAGAATTACCTCAGCATCCTCAAACTCATTGAGGGTTACACTATCAACAACACTAATACCCTTCAGTAGGTCATTAACATTGTTTTGAAGTGCATTTGCTTTACGAAGTGTGATTTCCATGATATTACCTTTAATGTTAAAAAATAAGACAGAGTTAAGAAAGTAAGTAACCAACGTGACAAAATGCAAATTTCAAATTGCAATCAACAAAGCACAGAGGCTTATATATTCCTAGTCAGCAAAATACAAGAAGGTTAATTAAAACATTTGACTAGATCACATAAGCACGATACGTTTTCAAGACGTATTGCCTTAAGTTCGTTATAGGATAAAAAGTCCCATAATGATTTTGTCAGTTCTCGTCCCAATCTCAACTCTGGGTAGTTTGCAGATTCTCACGTCCTGCATAACTACCAAAACTATTATATTGAAGTACACTTATCGCACACCGTATTGTAGGTGATCAAGTCTACAACCTTATAGGCATCAAAATGTACTTGAATATAATGATGTTAGTATAACTGAATTAGTATTGATTGTCAATTACTTGTTGACCCAAAATTAATAAGCCCAAGTAGTTATCGAATAGCGTATGCCCGAAATTACTGGTTCTATTTCATGTGGAAACATAAAATTGCTAGGAAATATAACAGCACTACCCTTTGATAAAGTAACAGCCTCTCCTAATATTTTAGTGCTTCCGCCGGTAAATTCGTCATTCAACAATGCAATGATAGTCAGTACAGGATGCTCTCTGTCAATACCATGATCAATATGACTTCTCATACCAACATCTTTTGTATATTTGTTTATTCTAATTGTGTCCCATTGATTAATCAATTGAATTGGAACATTCTTAGGTCCAAATAGTAAACTATATTTTCCGAACACATTAAATAATTTAGGTGCTATTTTAGATTCAAGTATAGGATCAATGTTACATACTAGTATGTCATCAATTTCTTCCATGCCTTTTGATTTAGTATTAGCATCATTCCATTTATGCTGGCGCCAATTATACTGGTCGGCCTTTCTTACAATCTCATCACATTCCTGCGAATCAAAAATCTTAGTAACGAAAATATAGTCTTTTATATTCATAATTTTAAAGTGTTTTGCTACTTCCCCAATAAGCCCAAAACTGAGTTGTTACCCTGTCCACGCATTTATTCTTATGGAACAGGCTGCGAACCTTACCCACTAGTTTCTCAAGTCGCCCATATAGCGGGCCTTGCGGTAGTTCAGTGTACACCGTGTCAGTATGGCGACGACAATTGCCCACTTTATATTACGTAAAAGTGTAAACCGGGGTCTGTTACTTCAAGTGCTGATTACCACCATGATCAGAGGGTTTGCCGCCCCCGGCTAAACCACCTTCTGCTGATGCATCACTATCGGAACTTTTGCTCTTCTTTTTCCAAAAGAAAAAGCCTGCTACTACTATCGCTATCACTACAGGAACTATAACGTCCATATCCATAGTATTTCTCCTTAATGTCATTTTTCAGACACTAATATTTAGTGGAGAAACAAGCGATAAGTAATAGTTTTTATTCTTGGCGGTCCGTACGGGATTCGAACCCGTGATCTCCTGCGTGACAGGCAGGCATATTAGGCCAACTATACTAACGAACCTTATTCTTACTCTAGCATTGAAACAATGTCGCTAACGATAATCGATAACGATAAAATCAAAATTGCTAGAACATTCATTCCTATAAATTCCATTCTGTGTCCTCCTGTGTGTTCAAAAGAGATATATTTATGCCTTTTGGTGGGTGCTGATGGTAACGCTCCACGTGCCTTGACTTCCCTACCTTTAGGAACGGATTTACAGTCCGCCGTAGGGGGCAACACCCTTATATTGGTACTCGGTACGGGAATCGAACCCGTCTTTCCAGCGTGAAAGGCTAGCGTCCTAAACCGATAGACGAACCGAGCAAAAAACTTTGGTAGTAGAGGAGGGAATCGAACTCTCACAGCGCACCGTATGAAGGTGTTGCACTACCGTTATGCTACTCTACCATATTATAGCACACTACTCATCTGCTTCCCGCTTGAGTAGGCAATTTGACTGTTCGGCAATGTGCTATAATATGGTAGGACGTGCGGGGTTCGAACCCACGACCAATAGATTAAAAGTCTACTGCTCTACCAACTGAGCTAACGTCCCAATGTTTGTACTAAGTCGATTTAACGTGCCATCTTAGTCCGTACATTGGAACTAAAATGACACTAGAGTTTACCTCGTTTCATGTCATATCTCCTAATCAATATATGTATAATACACTAACTTGAATTATTTGTCAAGCCTTATTTGGTGCCTGTTCTTGGGATCGAACCAAGGACCCCCGCCTTATCAAGACGGTGCTCTAACCATCTGAGCTAAACAGGCAGTTAAACTTTAACGTCTACTTTGGAACCCTTCTCAACATTAGAGACTGGGGTTCCGTCAGGATTATATCCTGTTATGGTAAATGCATCTGTACGTGTTGATACCATAGTAACACTATTACCCTTGTCATAATTGTAGGTGTTTCTAGTTTCTGTTACTCTTAAGTTGTTAACCCAACCTAAGACTTGTGATACTGTATCTACTTGCATAGATGTATTTATTGGAGCAACGGGCAGGATTCGAACCTGCGAATCAACGGATTTGCAATCCGCGCCATTAGACCGCTCTGGTACCGATGCATTATAAACTACTAATACTTTTCCATTTATATTTCTTAGCGCAAGTGATACTATTCTTTAGTGCTGCCGCGCAAGGAAATCTATGATTCTTTTTGAATCGCCAACCGTTCAAATAGAATGGCTTCAATACAGTATCACCATTCCAACAGTTACGCCTTGTTTGAATATAACCTTGTTCTTCTAATTGATTGCGCAATTTTGTGAATTCATCATGGTCTTTGTTACTGATGCTATAACTCTTGTCCCAACCTTTTAGAATTTTGATTAGGTCATCATGTGTAGGGTTATTACGATCTTTGATAAAATCGTATTCCTGCTTAACCATTACGTCACAAATGTATTGTTCATCAATTTCAAAGTACATGATAAATCCTTTGGTGGAGAGAGTGGGATTCGAACCCACGGACCCACTTTCGTGAATCGACGGTTTAGCAAACCGCTCCCTTAGGCCTCTCGGGCACCTCTCCTGTACACTGGTGGAAGCGGTGAGATTCGAACTCACGGACCCCTTGCGGAATCGCTAGTTTTCAAGACTAGTGCATTCAACCACTCTGCCACACTTCCAATATTGGTGCCTCCGACAGGACTCGAACCTGTAACCAATGGATTATGAGTCCACTGCTCTAACCAATTGAGCTACAGAGGCAAATTTATAAGGGGCACAACCTGCGAGTGAGGCATATGCTGTCGTTTAAGAGTTTTACAATAGGCGATGAATATGACATTGAGACATATCCGCCACTCCCCCTTTGTTATAGAAACCATATTGAAACACACTGCACTATTTGCTATGCTCATGCGGGATTGTCTAGAATTACCGCAATTATGTACATAGTTACTCAGGCATGATCAAGCCCATGGCTTACAATGTGCTTCAATATGGTGCCCGGAGCCGGAATCGAACCGGCATGCCGTTTTAGGGCGAGGGATTTTAAGTCCCTTGTGTCTACCTATTTCACCATCCGGGCAAAAAATTTACAACAATTTTTAAAGAGCGTTGCTGATTTCTCAGCGTATATGCGTATTCTACACTAAACCTGATTATTTGTCAAGCCTCTCGTAAGTGCTTGTTTTTCATCAGATTTTTGGCATCCCGGGAGGGATTCGAACCCCCACCAGCGGTTTTGGAGACCGTCATGCTGCCGTTGACACCACCGAGATACTGAACTAATGCGTGTAGTATACGCTATTTGTAATTTATTGTCAAACTACTTTATATTCGTAGTTGACCGTATTAGCATTTTCTTTTAACACCGACGCTCCATTGCGTAAATGAAAACGTTTAGCCATTTCAGTTTTAGGACTGAGTGTTACAAAACGTGTAATGTTAGGAAACATGCGTTGTATTTCTTTAACTGTTGAAAACAGTAAATCTCTTGCCGCACCTGCTTTATAACTCCATATGGTATAGAATATAGCAGTATCAGGATTTTCTGATTCCTTAGATAAATCTTCTACAGATTCAGGGATGAAGTCATGCAGACTTACGCAGACCATTGCTTCTGGTGTGTCCTCTACTAAGGCGCCAACAAATCTAAAATTAGAAACCCGAAACTCTACAGGAATTTCGGGTCTCACTGGATCATCTTTGATGTAACTTAGTAGCGGATCGTTGATATTGTTGATGATGTTTAACATGTCGCTACCTTTGATATTTATAATATGTGTATTTATTACACCTCTGAGAAAATTGTGTTAAAGAATTATTACAATCAAAGAATTGGTGGAAGTTAGAGGGGTCGAACCTCTGACCTACGCCTTGTAAGGGCGCCGCTCTACCAACTGAGCTAAACTTCCTAAAATGGTCGGGGTGGTGGGATTCGAACTCACGACCCTCTGCTCCCAAAGCAGATGCGCTAACCAGACTGCGCTACACCCCGAATAAACTTATTTAATCAATAAAACTTTCGCTACTAATTTGGCCTGCCCGAGACGATTCGAACGTCCGACCGATGGCTTAGAAGGCCATTGCTCTATCCAACTGAGCTACGGGCAGATAATTTTTACTTACTGCAAGTTGACAGTAGATAGGACTTTGCTGTACGCAATTCAGCGTTATTCAAATACCCATCGTTATTCTTATCTGCTCGGTCAAACAGTGACTTTGAAACGTCACATACCGAAGTAAGTTCCTTGTATGAAACTTTACCATCCAAGTCCGTATCAAACTGTGTTACCCTATCAACGGCCATTGCATTAGCAGAAATGGCAAACAATCCCAATACAATAAACTTCTTCATAAACTCAATACTCCTGTGTGTCATATGGTGCTGGTTGTCGGATTCGAACTGACGACCTCCTGCTTACAAGGCAGATGCTCTACCAACTGAGCTAAACCAGCATATTCTAAAATGGCTCCACGACCTGGGCTCGAACCAGGGACCCAGTGATTAACAGTCACTTGCTCTACCAACTGAGCTATCGCGGAATCGAACTTAACTATTTAATCTATAGTATACATGACAAATGTTTTTTTGTCAAGACATTTTTAAAATTCTGCTATGTTTTGGAACACCTGATAACAAGTACTCCATTTGATCCGCAAGGATGTTGCGGTTCTGCAAGATCAGATTTTCAAAATGATTCGGCACATATGGTACATATAATAACTCCATACGTGCTTCTTTCAATGTCTTACTACCTTTTTTACCGTTACATTCTTTGCAAGCGGTCACTACGTTCATCCAAACATCAGTACCTCCCCTGCTCTTAGGCAATATATGGTCACGACTTAGATGATGATAGTTTGGGAAATGTCCTCCACAATATGCACATACATGTCTGTCTCGCCCGAACAATGTTCGATTAGTTAGACTAACTCTATTGTGGCGTGCAGGGTCAAACCCATGACCTCTAATCGCAATGATGCTAGGTGTTTCTAAATAACTTTCAGTACCGTCGTTTTGAATTCCACCACGATACCGTGCTACTACATCACCCAGGCTCCATGCAACAAGTTCCTTTGCATGATATACAATAGCGTCATCAAAGGAGATCCACTGCCGCGGAATTCCTGAGATATCCAATGCTAAAACAGCCATGATAACTCCTATCTTTATATATTTACATCTTATTTTTTAGACACCCGTTTTAGGGTATCTTTACGAACCAATACCTCACGTTGCGTCCCGAACTTAAAGACACGTAGATATTCTATACCATCAATAACTCTAACATCCTGCAAGGATTTACCGTTGCAAGTAAATTTTTCTTTGTTATATACACTTTCAAATGTTACTGTTTTCATGATAATCTCCTTGTATGGCTGGGGATCCAGGGATCGAACCTGGGAATGTCGGAATCAAAATCCGATGCCTTACCGCTTGGCGAATCCCCAATATCTTATTCTAATTCATTTTACTTTTTATGTCAATACTCATATATAAATATTTACATGGTTAAACTTATCATCTGGGATATTGACGGCGTACTCTGGAAGGGTAGTATAACCGAGGGCGGTGAGACTACCCTAGACCCAAATATTGTTGCTTTCATACAACAGTCTGAAAAACTTGGCATAATCCATTCGATATGCTCTATCAATAACTTACAATCTGTTAGGAAAAAACTATCAAGCATATGGGACCTGTTTGTCTTTCCTAGTATTAATCTAGAACCTAAAGGCCATAGAGTAAAACAAATTATTGAAAATTGTCAATTAAGGGATGCTGATGTAGTGTTCATTGACGATAATGTTATTAACACCAATGAAGCAACATTCTATTGCCCAAACTTAACAACTTACAATAATCCTTTTACGTTCATCAATAACATAGATTTGCCTATAGGCAAATCTCGTACTAACTTTTATAAAATCTTAGAACAAAAACATATAGTTAAATCTAATACTGATAACGTGTCCTTTTTAAAAGATTCGGATATACACATAGCAATCGTTGAAAGATATGACAACATACCATTTCAAGATCGCATAGAAGAGTTAGTTAATCGTTCTAATCAATTAAACTATTCTAAAACTATATTTGATAATACTCAGTATAGCAAAGAAACAAAATATAAAAATGGTAAATTAGTTATACCATCAAGTGCTAATACTTACATACTTAGAAATGATGTGTCTAGTTATTCAGTATTTGCCTGGGACAAATACGGATACTATGGATTAGTAGGATTCATTTCTATAGAAACCAAAGGTGATAAACACGCTGATGTTGGTAATATAGTAAACTTTGTTTTTAGTTGCAGAGTTATTAACATGCACATAGAAAACAAATGTTTAGAGTATCTAAAACAGAAGTATCCCGTATTGCTAAATGTAAGCGATAGAATACAAAACCTTGATAGCGACTTCATTACCCTACACGATTACCAAGAAGTAAAAAATTACATCTTAGAAAAAGAAAATCTTGTAACAGGAAATACTAAAGCAATTATA